AGCGATAGCAATTGCTTGTTTCTTTGACTTTACGACTGGTCCCTTTTTGCCAGAGTGCAGAGTTCCTGATTTAATCTCACGCATTACTTTGGCAACCTTCTTGACCTTTGCTGCTTTTTTCATCCTGTCATCCTAAACTTTGCTAGTTCTTCATCTGATGGCCAATGTCCATACTTCTTTGAAAATACTTTACGCTCTGCTTCTAGTCGGCGCATAGCCATATCCATTGCTTTTGCCTGTGAGTCACGAGCCTGTGTTCCCATAGGGGATACCCTTTGTTTTGGATTTGGCATTACTTCTTTTTGCCCATCTTCTTCATAGAAGCCTTCTTAGCAGCAACCTTCTTGGGACCGTATTCCATCATACGTTCCTTCTTGCCTTCGCCTTTTTCGTGCTTCATCATAGACTTCTTGGACTTGTACTTTTCGCCTTTAACTGACATTAGATTGCTCCTATTTCTTTCATTACTTCGGCTGTATTTTTATTTATGTCTTTTGCCTTCGGCATAGTATCGGCATCATATGCCTTACCTAATGTCGCTGACGCTTCGTATGCTGCTTCAACTTGGGCACGTGTAGTACCTGCTGGTTGAATTCCTTGTGCTCTTGCATCTCGATAAGCCTGCAACTCGGATGTCCATTTCTTATCAGAAACATCTCTTGCTGCGTCACCTACACCTAATTGAAGGGTTGCTATCTTGCAACCAAAACAACCCTCGACATACTCAGGATGTTTTTGTATCTGATGTAAATTCATCGTGTCCCCTACTGTGCTGTAAAGTTGTCCTCGGTAATCCCTAGTCCCGCTGCCAATAATTCAGCTTTTACCGTATCATTTACTGTATGATTATATCCACCACGATATACTGCATCATAGTTTGATAAATCAGAATCAACTGCATAACGCAATGTTGAATATGTTGCCCCACTTTTTACTACAGTAATTCCTTTTTTAAGTCTATAGAAAGAAAATAGGCGACCACCACCTGCTGGGCCTTCTTCAACCGTTGGTGGTCTGAATGTGTAGTTTGCCATTGTTCTCCTTAATGAACTTACTGATGAGGCTAGGTTTCCCTAGCCCCACCCGTCAATCAATTAAGATGCGATTGATGAACCTGATTCGATTCGGTATAGTGCTTCTTCGCGGTAGCGAGCAAAGCCAAGTACGCCGTACCAACCCATTGGGCGGTGACGCATCAACTTGTCAACTACTGGTCCGATGACTACGTGTGGCTCTTCTGCCACTGCTTCTGCAAGTGCTTGCTGTCCTGCAAGGATTGTGCGATAGACGCGTGCAGATGATGCACCGTCTGTAGCATTGTAGAGGCGTGGAGATTCTACGAAGTATGCACCTTCGTAGGTTCCGATTTCTCCTGCCCATATGCGGTCCTGTGCTGAACCGTACTGGTTTGGAAGAAGCCATCCTGCTGAACCTGTTTCTGCACGGAGGTCGTGTGAAACTTCTGGGTGGATACCAGCCCAGTAGAGTGAACCCTTGCGGGCAACTGACTTACCAGCACGCAACTTAGCAACAGCCTTGCGGATGTTTGCTGAAGAAAGTGTTGCTGCTGCAGTGATTGTTGCTGTTGAGGTTGCTGTTGAACCTGCGTAGATTACGTTTGAACCGCCACGAAGTGTGGTCATTGCTACTGAATCGATTGAGTCAGCAAGGTTGAATGCAATGATGTTTGCAATTGCTGGGTCAACATCAGCAAGTGAGAAGAGTTCAAGTGCACGAGTTACGAGAACTGAGTTACCGTACTCTGCAAGTGTAATTGTCACAGATGTTGGTGTAGACATTGCTACTGCATCTGGGTCAGTATCTTCTGTGAGTGCTGTTGTTGCTGCTGCAAGGTCAACATAGCGCTGTAGAACTACTGTTGAACCTGGAACTGATTGGTTTGCTGGGCGCTTGTCTGCGACTGAGCGAATGAGTGGCTCTGAGCGGAGTGCGAACTCCAAGAGACGGTCATAAGCCTTTTGGACAAGTCCTGCACCGCCAGCGGTACCTCCGAGTGAAGAGGAACCTGTGGATACGTATGCGTTTGCCATTTAGGTTATTTTCCTTTAGTTAGAAACTATGATTATTTTTGTGAGTAGATAAGATTAATAATTTCCTCAGCCGATTGTGCTTGGTCAAGACGTGAATTAATATCTTCTGCTCGGTCAGGTGTTATTGCACCTTGAGTCAAGATGTCCTGCTGACGTAATGTAGCACGGTCAACTTCACTCACTACAGGTGCTTCCTGGTCAACCTTGATTCCGAACAAGTCCGCGTTATCATCGAGCCAGTTATTGACTGACTCCTCGTTAACATCGTCCAAATCTTTAAGAATCAAACGTGTTGCTTTAGGATTGACACCTTTCTTTTCTAAGACTTCTTTGACAGTTCGCTCACGCTGCACCTTGGATAAACTCTCAAGCTGCTCAGTAAGTTCTTTGATACGCTTCTCGTCAGCACGCTTTGCCTTCCGCAACTGCTTTAGCAAATTGTTTCCGTCGCCTGCCTGTGTATCGGTATCGAGGTCATCGTCTTCGTCGTCCCAGTAATTGTTGCTCATAGCAACCACCCTTCTCTCTTTGTTTGTAGTTCGCAGGCCACAACACATACTCGGGGAAGTATGCTGGCTCCTACTCTCGGTCTTTTACACTATACGGGGCCGATAGGTCCGTCTAGGAATTTATATTTGTCCTGTTGTTCTACCTTCAGATAATCCACCACGGGCTAACCCTGATGAACCACTGAATGATGCAATTTCTGCTGCAGTTAAACGCTGACGCTTACGTTGAGCAGATGCTAACTGATTAAATACTTCTTGCTCAGCGGTTGACTGGTCATAGGTATCAAGAGTTGCACCATAAATTTCGCTGAGTTTAGTAGCAGTTGGAAGAATATCTGCAATTGTTGCATAACCCTTTTGTGCTTCAGCTTGTGAAACACCTTGTGCAGCAAGTTGTTCAGACACAGCAACATTAGACTGTAGTCCTTGCTTTGCTGCAGCAACGCCAATTTCAGCAGCAGAAACCTGGCGCTGAATCTTCTGGAACTGCTGTGATGGGTCAAGAACATATGCAACCAAATCGTTGCGGCCAATGCCGTAGTAGTCAGTAAGTTGTGACAGAATTGCTGGGTCAGCATTCTGTACGCGTTGCACCGCTGTAACTACTCGATTAGACAGTTCTGTAGCTGACACATCATTGGCAATAAACTGCTTAACATAGGCATCGTTATCAAACTGTGTCAATCCATAGGAGCGTAGCACCTGACGATATGAATCCTCAAGATTAATATATTCTGCTGGAGAAAGAACTGCTAGATTCTTCTTAAGTCTTTCTTGGTTAGCAGCAAAACGTATTTGATATTCTGGTGTTTCTTGCAAAGCTAGAGTAATGGTTGCTTCAGTTGCTCCATCGATAGCTAGGTCTCTAATTTTATTTGCTAAACTACCTAATCCATACTGGTTAAACCGTGCTGTAACTGCAGCAATTGCCGACTGACGATTAGCTTCTTTGGCACGCGCAGCTTCTGCTGCAGCAGCCTGTTGCTGTGCAAGTAACTGCTGCATAAGAGCATCATTGGCAGATGGTGTTGGTGCTGGCTTAGGTTTATTTGGCGCTATATAATTTGGGTCTTCAATTCTTTCAGTTGTTCCATCATTATAGCGAACAATAATAAAACCATTACCAAGGTTTTCTCTTCCAACCTCAAATCTATCAAATGGTCTAGTTAATGCTGCAGCAATCTCTGGGTATTGAGCATAGTATGGAGCATTAGAAGCTTCTTCTGCTTCGCGGAAACTACGTGCCATTATGCAAGTCCCCAATCCTTAAGAACCTTGAGTGATAAAGTATCCATAGTGTTACGTGCGTTGTTTGTATATTCCCACTCGACGGTGTTACGTAATTCTTTTTCAAACTGCCAGATTGGTTTAACATATGGCTTACCATCTGGGCCTACGGCCTGTAAAGCCTTGCGTAGGTGTGGGTTAGTCCAGGTAACTGAGTCTGGGTCTACTTCTAAAATATTTGCAATTGAGCTTTTGTACGCTGATGCTAATGAGTCAAGACTTACGCCTTTGCTAATCTGGTCAGCATAAACTGGATATGCACTAGCAGCGTCAACGCGTACTTGATTTTTTAAATCATCAACAGTAATTATTCCAGTGAAGATATCTCGTGTCCACTTGTCGTACTGTGATGGACTATATGACATGCCAAATGAATTAGCGTATGACTTAAGTGAGTCTGCTGTCTGAAGAGCATCTCCTCCTAGTTGCTTTCCAGCAGGAACTTTTGCCAATACTTTAATATCAATAAGGTTATCAGAGTATCCAGCAAGGTATGCTTCCTCTAGGAAGGCATCATCAATATCACGAATACCTTCTTGTGATAAACGCTTACGCTGCTTAATCTTGAAGTCTTCAAGTTTCTGCTGATAAATACCAGGCTTTGCTGTCTTCTCAAGTGTGCGTGAACTTGTTGTCTCAGATACGTTCTTGTAGTAGTCAGTCTTGTAATATTCAATCTCTGCCTGTGCGTAATCTTTGGCTAACCATAGGTCATAGATTTTTTGAAGTTCAGGATATGCTTCGATAAGGGCTGCTGTAAGGCCAAACTTATTTGCAACTGCTTCTTCTTGATATCCAGCAGGCGCTCCGCCAATTGTTACTGTAGGTTTCAAAGCCATATTATCGACCTAACTTTCCGATGAAATCGGCAAACTCAAGGCTCTTTGCCTGTGCTATATCCTCTTGAACTGCAGCATCGCCTGACTCAATCTTGCTCTTAATCATTTCCTCTGCGCCAGTTTGAGTAAAGCCAGGGGTTGTAATAGATTTAGATTGACCAATAGGTGTAGTTGTTGTACCCTTCTTGATAACTTCTTCAATCTCCATACGACGAGCAGCAAGTTCGCTAGAGTTAGGGTCGCGCTTTAAGGTTGACTGGTATACTCCACGGATAAGTGCATCAACTACCATAGGGTCTTGCAATTGAACTCTAGTTTGTGAAGTCTTTCCATCTAAACCTGGTATATAATCTGCTTGTAACTGACTATATACATCAGCAAATGATGTAGCCTTTGAGAGGATGTCGCCATAGGTAGTTTGTAAAGCAAGTTTTGCTTCTTGTATTCCTTGCACACGACTACCCAATTTCTTAAGCATTGCTGCAATAGAAGACCATTGAGCTTTATCAAACGATGATAGCAAATCAACACTTGGTCCTACGCCAAGATTGTTATCAATCTTAACATTTACTTTTCCAAGGTTCTGTTTAATGCTCTCACGAACGCTATCTAGAAATGGCGTCTGTTGACCAGTAGATGGCTGTGCTGGCTGCCGTTGCCCAGCTCCTGCACCAATGCGATTAGTACTACCAGTTTCCATTACTCTTGCCCTTCGTAGACAAAATCAAATTTATCATTTCTAAAATATCTATCGTGGAACTTAGCGAACTCAGTATTCTGGGCACGCATTGCAGCAACTGTAGCATTTACTTCATCGCGTAACCAACTAACTTTCTTGGCATCAATGGTTGTACCCATTGCCTCGAGGCGCTTTGTTACTTGATAACGATACTGCATGTAGTTAAGGATTAGTTCCCACTTAGGTTGCTTGGATAAACTTTGCCATAGTTTGTCATCTTCAATTGCTGTTGTTAAAGCAATTACAGTGTCAGCTTGACGACTACCTGAACCACCTTGGGACTGCTTGTCGTACTCAGTAAACCAAATTGGGTTATCACGCTTAGAAGTTTCTACATAAGCATCAACATACTCTTTGATAATTGCTTGTCCATAGCGACCATTAGGGTCGATAGGTGTTGCAGCATTCTTAAGCGTATCAGCTACGACTTCCTGAACCTTAAATAAATCATTCCATCCCTTGCTAACAAGAGCTGAGCGTCCCTGCTGGAAGGCATCCGCAGAATCCCTGAACTTCTTTGTTGTTCCAGGAATCTTAGTTCTGCTTAAGTAAGCCTGTGCCGAAGAGGAGAACGCATAGTTCTCATCATTAAAGATAGCACCAAGGGTAGTCAAATCACCCTTTTCGCCAATAGCTGCAACGATATTGCGAATAGAATCTTTGTTTCGCTTGATTAATGTTACGGCTGTCTTGTCTGGACGAACACCTGAGATTGGGTCAGTTAAACGTTCTGCTAACATAAAGTACTCTGGGTATCTTTCAGCAAATACTTGCGTTGCTTCTTGTCCATATGCATCTTGCATTTTAGTCAGAATATCAACATATCCACTGACTCCAGTTACAAGGCGTCCCTGTACTGGGAGTGTTGCTGCGCTGAAGAAGCGAAGTACTGATGTATAGAAAGATTTCTTTTCAGCGCTAACTGCCATTGCTGCGTATTCTTGAGCATTAGGTTTACGTCCATTATTATCTTTAATGAACTGCGCCATTTCAGTATCAATAAACATTTTTACATCTTTATTGAACTGCTCTCCATCCTTAGTAAATCTAGCAGAAAAAACTTGAGATAAACGTCTAGCCGTATTTGGTGTCATAGCATTTAGTGAGTTCTGCTGCACGCCAAATGGTAGAACCATATCAATGAAACGATTCTCAATATTTGTACGGCGAGCAAATTCATTTACGCTTGCCGCAGCAAATGGGTGCACCGAGATGATATCTCCACCAGTAGGATTATCTGGATTAAACCAAGATGTAGGAATACGTGACTTTAAACCAAAGTATGGTAGGTCTACCTCAAAGTACTGTGTACCATTTGGGTCTTCTTTAACTTCAGAAATCTGCTCAGGTAGCGCTGCAAACTTTAACTTCTTAACTAGAAACTCTGGATGTTCCATAGTGATACGGCCATAGGCTCTAAACTGTTCTACTACTGCAGGAAAGAACGCTAGTAGATAGTTTGTAAATCCAGCATAATTCATATTACGATGGAAAGAGTTCAGCTTCTCACGATACTCACGGAGGGCATACTCACGGGCACGTTGTTCAAAACGAGCCTTATCTTTGATTGTTAGGGTGCGGCCTTGTGACTGCGCAACCCATAGTTGTGTCTGAAGTTCTTGCTCGTACTTAACCCTGAAGTATGGGTTAAATGCAAGTTTAGATGTTGGAACCGTAGATAACCACGCTACACCATTCTTGGCAAGACGACGAGCCTCTGTGTAGAAATTACTTGTACCAAGCATATCATCAACCAAGTCACCAAATACTGGTGGGCGCTGGTTAATATCTGGGTATAGTTTTTTAATTTCAACTACAGTAGCCTTGTCTTCAAGGATAAGTTTTTTAAGCTGTGCCGAAGGTGCGTACATATCCACAAGAGTTTTGACTCTATCATAGATTTCTATTGCATCGCTACGCTTAGCAGCAAATCGGTCCATATAGCTAAAACCTTCGTTGCTCTTTAAGAAAGAAACAATACTCACATCGCTGCGACCCTCAAGAACCATACGTGCTACTGGGTCAAAACGAATCTTGTCATTAAGGATTTGCTCCCAAGCAAGAATGTGAGCCGACTCATCAGTAGGTAAAATTGCACGTGAACCAGTACGGCCACGACGTGCATTCTCAATAGCAAGTTCCTTGATAGATGACATTGCTCTACGCAAGTCATCCTTCTGGGTAATCTTAGACATAAATAACTGTCCAAAGCGTCCAGCACCTGCGGCTTCAAATATTTCACCATCAAGTTGAACTGTCTGACGGCCAACTTTATTTGGCTTAATATTTTTTACTACCGCTGCCTCACGCAGGCGAAGACTTTTAATGTTGGCTTCAATTGTGCGA